CCCAGACCGGCAGCTTTGGCGCTGCTGGTGGCGGTCAAACCCGCCGCGCCAAAGCTGCCGGTCTGGGCTGCCAGCATGGCCGCCTGGGAGCCTGCGGCCACACTGGTGGTGCCGATGGCAGCGCCGTAAGCTGCGCTGGAGCCGAAGATGGCCGAGCCGATCGCCGCGCCGGCCGCATTACCGAATGCAGATCCTGCTGCCGCAGAGCCTGCGGAAAGGCCCAGGGCAGAGCCAACCGCAGCTTGGGCGGCCCCCACAACGGGATTGACCACCGCCTGGATGACAGGCCGCAGCACCATGCTGCGGAACAGGCCCTTGATGTATTCCCAGGCGCTCTTGCCGCCTTGCATCAGGGCGTCCGTCAGGCTTTGGCCAATCTGGTCTGCCGTGCGGCGCCACTCTTGCTCGATGGTCTTGGTCTGCTCGATGCTGGCGCGCACGGTTTCGCGGTTGAGCACGGCTTCGCGGATCTTCTTGGCGTACTCGTCATAGGCATAGGTGCCTTTTTCCAGGCCTGCACGCTCCAGCTCCAGCAGTGCGGCGCTTGTCTCGCGCTCGATGTTGCTCATCTGCAGCGCTTCGGTTTCGCGGTTGATAGCGTCCACCAGGTCTTTGGCCTTGCCCAGGTTGGCGTCGATGGCCTGTTCGCTGGCCTCATACGCCTCCACGGCTTTCATGCTGCGGGTGGCGGCCAGCTCCAGCTCGGCTTTGGCGCTGCGCTTGAGTTGTTCTTCCAGCTCGGCCTCGGCCTTGTCATACGCCACGATGTTGGCCAGTTGCCGCTTGGCCAGGATGTCAAGCTCGGTCTGCCGGTCTTTCGCGGCCTTCAGGGCCGATTCATCCGCAGCCTTGCGGCGGGCTTCTTCGCCGGCGATGTCGATGACGGAGCGCCGGCCGCCTGGCACGAAGCCGCGGTCTTCGCGGGCGCGGGCTGCATCGGCGGCGCGTGCGGTTTCTTGCACGCCCAGGATACGGGCCTGCAGGGCGTCGAGTTCTTTTCGGGCCTGAATGGAGTCTTCGATGAGGCCTTTGCGGATGAAGCTGAAGCCGGCGAAGTCGCCCTTGGCCAGCGCTGCGATCTGGGCAGCCATGCCGCCCAGGTCGCGGCCAACACCCCTGAACACGAAGGCGACATCGGTGGCCAGCACAGCCAGCGTCTCCAGCACCACCTTCAGCCCGGTGCCAAAGAACTTGGCCAGGGTGTCGCCTGCGGCATTGGTGCGGTTGAACTCGGCTGCGATGGCCGACAAGGTGGGCAGCAGTTCCTGCGTGATGACGCGCGCTGCATCGCCGGCATTGGCCTGGAAGGCAAACAGTTGCTTGTTGAACTTGTCCGCCTCAGCGGCCTGCTGCGCCGTGACGCTGGCGTTGAGCTCGCCAGCCTCGGCCAGGTCATTCAGGAACGGTGCAGCCTCGCGCACGCTCTTGCCGAACAGCTCTTGCGTGATGCGGGCCTTGTTGGCGTCGTTTTCAAAGCCGGCCAGGGCCACTGCCGTCTGGCGCAGGGCCTCTGCCGGGTCCAGTTGGCGCAGCTTGGCGGCGCTCAGGCCGATGGCTTCCAGGGCGATGCTGGCGCCGTTCTTGCCGTCCGCCGCCTTGAGCTGGGCGTTGAACTTGACCAGCATGCCGCCCACCTGGTCAAGGCTGGCGCCGTTGCGGCGGGCCACCTGGTCGAGCTTGCTGATTTCCTCGATGCTGGCGCCGGTGGCGTCGGCCAGGTCGTTCATGGCGTCCACGGCGTTGACCGTCTGCCGCACGAAGGCCACCAGGCCGCCCACGGTGAGGGCGCCGGCCAGCGTGGGGGCCAGGGTGGAGAGCGCGTTGCGCACGGTGTCCACCTGGCCGCTGAGCTGGCCCATGCTGACGCCCACGCGCTGCAGGCCGCTGGTGACGGATTCCGCGCCCGCTAGGCCGATCTTGATGCCGATTTCGCTGGTGGCCATGCGCTTACCTCAGCGGGCTGACGCGCGCAGCGGGGGGCTGTGCGGCTTGCTGTTCGTCGCGCTCGCGCTCGCGCTGTTCGGCCCACACTTCCAGCGTGGCGCGCTCTGCTGCCTGGATGCCGCGCCAGATGTCTGGCCGGGCTTCGCGCTCGATGTCGGGCTGCTCGTCCAGGTGGGCGCGCACGCCGGCGTAGTCCAGACCCGTGGCGCCTGCCATGCCGGTGCGCCATTGTGTGTTGACGCCCTGCCAGCATTCCCATGCCTGCACGTTGTCAGGCCACAGGTATGCGGTGTGCTGCGGCTGGGTGTCAGTGTCGTCTGCCCCCAGGCCCAGGCCGGCCAGGGCAGCGCCCCAGGCAGTGCCGGCGTCAGGGAGCGAGGGGCGGTCATGGTTGCTGGTCTCGGCGATTTCGCGGGCCAGCGCGGCTAGTTTTTTTCCTTTGCGCCCACTTCGCTTAAGTAGGTGCGGAAGGCCACTACGCTAACGCCGGGAATGCGGCACAGCTCGCGGTAGGCGGCCTCAGAAAACGGCAGCGGCTTGTCTTCGGCGTCGCGCACGCCCTGCCAGTCTTCGATGACTTCGAGGAGGAAGTCCACCACGCTGGTGTCGTCGCTGCTCGGCCCGAGCTTGGCCTTGATCTGGTCTTGATCCAGGCGGGTGCAGGTAAGGGAAAAATCGAAGGGCTGGTCGCGGCCCTCTTCGTCTTTGATGGTGCCGCGCACCTTAAATTTGAGCTTGTTGCTGACGATGATCTTGATTGCCATGAGATGCCCGAAGTTGCAAACATCGCCCGAGGTGTGAGGGAGCGCGGCGGGCACGTTCGGGGCCGACGTGCCAGGCCAGCCGGGTAGGCTGAGCCCTGCCGCGCTGATGGGCCCAGGCGGGCCGCCACTGGCAGCCCGCCTGTGGATCAGCGCGCTCAGGCGTAGGTGATGAAGCGCCCCAGCAGCGTGATGGCCGCGTTGACCGTGTTGGCCTGGTTGCGGTTCAGCGCCGGGGCCTCAGACACGCTCATGTAGCCGTATCCGTAGCCGGCGGCGCCGCCAGAGAGCTGCAGCTTGAAGGCGCACTTGGTCAGGCCGCGGCTGATGTCCAGCATGGTCTGGTAGTTGGCCAGGGCCGGGTCGTGGCCCAACTGCATCGTCATGCTCATGGCGTTAAAACCGGTGGGCACGTTGATGTCGTTGCGCTTGGCAAGCGGGCTCACAGTCGTGAAGCGCGCATCACCGCCGTTGGTGCTGATGGACAGCACCTGCGGCACCTCCACCCAAGAGCTGATCTTTTGCGCCGAGCCTACGCCGGCGCCGGCCGCGTAAAAGCTGGTGTTGGCGGCGTTCAGGCCCAGCAGGCTGAAGGTGTCAGCGGTGAGTTGGTCGGCCCTGAACACCGTGTCGGTGGCGTCCTCCCAGCCAGAGGTGAACAGCAGTTCGTCGTTGTCGGCGTAGCCGTGGGCCACGCTGGTGGCCACAGCCGGGTTGGCGTTGGTGACCGCGGTGATGGTCTTGGCGGCGGCAAAGGTGGTGCTGAAGTAGATCTTCGAGCCTTCGGGGAAGTAGTAAGCCATGATGGCGTCCTTTCAGTGGATCAGGGGGTGAGCGAGTGGGTGACGGGTTCAGAACGTGGCGGCGGCCACGCGCTGGCGGGCGGTGAAGACGAAGGTGGCGCAGACGGTGTTTTCGCCATCGGCGTCGAAGTCATAGGACACAGACTGCGGCTGCAGGGCGATGACGGCGCCGCCCAGCGTGGGGTCGGCCATCAGCTTGGCGTAGACGGTGGACACCAGGGCGTCCACGGCCACGTCAGGCGCCTGGCCGGCAGTAGCGCGGGCGTAGCACTCCACGCCGATGCGCGTGTCCCACGTAATCGGCTGGCTGCTGAGCACCGAGGCCTCGAGCACCTGGCTGTCCACCGGGCGCACCACCACAGCGGTGCTGGTGCTGGACGACACCGGGCGCAGCCGCACGCGGCCGACGTTGGCCACCGCAGGCGCGGTGCCCAGGGCAGCCACGACGGCGGTGATGGCGGTGTCAATGATGCTCATGCGCGCTCCAGCATCAACACGCTGACGCCCGTGCCGTCAGGCTCGTGCGCCGCCACCGTGTAGGCCACGGCGTTGACGCTGACGGCCTGGCCCACTGGGTCAGCCGTTACGTCAGCGGTGCGCAGGCGCAGCGTGGGCTGCGTGCCGGCCATGCCGATGCCGACGCTGCCCAGGGCGAAGCCGTTGTCGAAGATCCCGCGCACGGCCTGGCCGTTCACGGTGGCGTCCACCGCGAAGTCAGCGAAGAAGGGCGCGAGGTCTTCGGTCATGGCTGGGCCTGGGCTGGGCTTGTCGTCTGGCCTTCAGGGTCAGACGGTCAGCGCGTCCACCATCGTGGCGAAGCTCACCACGTTGCGGAGTTGCACGTCCACGTCTTGCAGGGCCACCACGCGCACGGTGCCGGCGGTGCTGCCGGTGTACGGGTCCACCATCAGGTCCAGGCTGCCCCACATGCCAATCACCAGGTCAGCGAAGTTGCCGAACACGATGGCCGAGCAGGTGGAGCCCGAGGTGCCCTTGACCAGGTTGGACGGCACGGCGTTGGTGACGGCGGTGCGGTAGCCGTTCATCGGCGTGTCACCGTCATCCCACACAAAGCCGTTTTGGCCCGACACCTTGCTGGTGGTCTTGAGCTTGCCGCGCACGCGGGCGTTGGTCAGGTAGCCCAGGGTGCCCACATCGGCATTGGCGATGGCGACGTCGGATTCCAGCTGCACGATGTTGGCCCAGGTGGGAGCTGCACCGTTGGTGCCGCCGATGACGGAGGCCGTCACGCGGGTGAGGATGCCGCTAGGCTGGTTGCTGGCGCCGCTGCCGTTGATGGCGGCTTGCTGAATGGCCTGGCCCAGGATGGTGGCCAGGTCGTTCTGCACCATGGCTTCCACGTCGATGCTGGATTGCAGCAGCAGGCGGCGGCTGATGTCGGTGAAGGCGCCCACCGTCTTCGGGCTCATGGTCACCTGGGCGATGGTCTGGTCGCTCTCGGTGGGGGCGGTGTTCTCAGCCACCCAGTAGGCAGTGCCGGTGCCGCTCAGGCGCGGGATGGCGATGTTGCCCACCAGGCCCGTCAGCATGCGCGTGCCCATGCGGTCAATGACCATGGCGTTGCGCAGCGCGTCAATGAAGCTGCCGCCCAGCAGCTCGGTGGCCACCAGGTTGCCGCCGGCCGTGGCCGTGGTGACGTTCAGGTCACGGCGCTGGACTTCGGTGGGCACCATGAAGCCGCGGGCCTGCTTGCCCAGCTTGGCGGAGGTCGCTTCGGAGCACTCGCGCTCGAAGGCTGCAGCGCGCTGCGCGGCGGCGTCGCCCGGGTTGGCCAGGGCGTTGATGGCGCGCATCATCGAGTAGCGCTTGGTTTCGCGCTTGTCCAGGCCGATGTCGGCCGTGGGCATGGGCTTGCTGGAGAGCTTGGCGATGGCCTCAGCCTGGAACTGCTCAGTGGTCAGGCCGCGCTGAATGGCGTCCAGCGCCATGTCGGCGCCGCCGGGCAGGCCCTTGGCGATCTTGGAGATTTCGGCGGCGTGGTTGCGCTCGGCCACGGGGGTGGTGATGACATCAGACATGATGTGGTCCTTCGAGGGTTGGGGTTCGGGTTCAGTCGCTGCCGCTCTGGCTGCGGGGCCTGCGGCGGCCGGGGGGTCTTGTGCATCGGTGCCTGCATCCAGGCTGCGGCCGATGCCGACCGTGGGGTCTGCTGGCACGGACACCAGCGACACCTCGAAGGGCTCCCAGTCGGTGACGCGGTAGGTTTCCACACCTTCCTTTGTCTCGACCAGTTGCGCCTTGTGGATCATGTAGCCCACGCTCACGTTGCGGCGGATGCCGTCGCGGACGTCTTGCCACACTTCCTCTGCGCGTGCGCTTTTTCCGAAGCGCACGGTGGCACGGGCTACACGTTCCGCACCCACCTCGACAGATTCGATGACGCCGACCACATCACGGGTGTCGTGATCGACGAGAAGATTGGCCCCGCTGCGCAGGCGCCCCTGGCGCATGGCGGTGGGGTTGATGTCCAGGATCTCGATGCCCCAGTAGCGCTC